ATCATTCATATGAACCATCTTCTATCTCAAACATTCCACGTTTAAAATATGATTCTGGTCTGTCTGTGTCTAATTCTCTAGTCTCTTTGTCAGATACAGAGATGCCTCCAACAAATGGATCACCCTCAAATATGAGTTTTTGCTCGTACAACTCAGCTATTTGTTTCCAAGTCTCAGCTCGTTGTTGATTTTCAATAGAAAGAGAACCCATTTTTCTGGAGGCTTTCAGAGCGAAATGATGATATAAAATTCGAGCAACTCTAGCAACAGAACCATAAAAGCCCTGTTCCTCATTGATAATATCTTGTATTTTTTCATCAGATATTATTTCTTTTGCAGGATTTCCGAGTTCCTCTCTAATGCTGTTAATGGTGACCTCACTCATTTAAACACCTCCTTATGCTACTTCTGTATATACGATGAAAATGTTTGCTACTAATTCTGCGAAGTCTGTACTACCAGCTGTAAAAGTAATTTCTTTTCCTCCGCTTGCAATATCATCTTCTTTAACGTTGCTAGCACCATCTAAGTCTGTTAACAAGAGATCTCCTACTGTAACAGCACTATTTGCTACAGTACCTTTCTTTAATCCGGTGGTACTTACAGACACTCCTGCTAAATATCCATCAGCATCCCCGGAATCAGTAGAATCAGTTCCTACATTAATAGTCTTTGTAGTACCAGTAACTTCTGCTGTAGTAACATCTAGAAAGACATCGTGAACAATAGCTTTATCTGGAAGTACAAAGCCTGTTGATTGTTCTGAATTATCCTCTGGAGCAGTGATTGCTATTTTGCCAATTTTTCTAACAGCTCCAGCTGTACTAACGTCTAACTCATTTAACTCAGCAGGGGTTGCAGTAATTTCTGAACCTTTCACTTTTAAACTCATAGCATCAAAATTTCCTATAAAAGTTCCATACTGTTTATTCGTAATGCCCATAAAAACACCTCCTTATAACAAAATGTTGGGGAGGAGACCAGTAAATTTCATTAAGAAACTAATCCGTTCATAAACAAGCCTAAGTCTGAACCTACAACTTTCATGTCAAATGCCATTTCACCTTCAACTCTATTAGCTTTGATTTGTTGAATATAGAATCTGCCAACAGTTACACCGTATGCATTTTGTCCACCATAGCCAGTCCATGCAAATGTATATCCTGCAGAAGGCCTACGTTTCGCGGGTCTTGGATTTACATATAGTAACAATCCGTTACCACCTACTATTTGATCGTAAGCACCTGTATCTCCTTCTACGTTTGTTGCATAAATTCCATCTGCTATAACTAACTTATCAATACCTAGAGCCTGAGCAACAAGAGCAGGACTTAAACTAATAGCATTTTGTGTGTACTTAACCAATTCTATGATATCAGGATGAGTTCTTAATTTATCCCAAGCTTCACCACCGATTAAAAATGTATTCGGCATGAATCCTGTGGACTTCTTAATAGTTCTCTTATATCCTGCAATATCAGTAATTGGAGTACTGTTTGTATAATCATCCCAGTAAACGAAGTCTCCTCCGCCACCATCTGCAGCTCCCGTTTTATCTGTATCCCATATAGATGTACCAAAATAGTTTGATACAAATTCTCTTTCTTTCTTTAACAAGAGTTTATGAGTTACAAATTCTGTAGCATCTGAAAAATCATCAAAGTCGCTATTAGCCTCTGTTTGAGCACCAATATCTTTATGGTAGCCCCAGACATCACAGAAGTACGAATCTGTACTTAAATTGTATCCACCTCCTACGGTCTCTGTAGCATCAGGTCTTATAGCAGCCTCATCTCTGAACCAATCATTTTTATTATAGACAAAATATTTATCACTTCTTTTTTCCACCTTTACACTAGGAAATACATCATCTGCAACAAAATCTTTTGTATCTTGAATATATGCTACAGATACATTAGTTAAAGGTTTATCAATATGAACGCTCTCAATATTAGGTTGAGCTTTTCTAATTACTTCAGCCATTTTCATTTCACCTCCTTATTTTTAATTTTATGCGGCATCAGCCTTCGGCCCGGATAAACAATTTACAACAATACTTCCTGTGGTACTAGCAGTACAATCATTAAAAGCGAAGCCTACCTTTTGCCCTGCTGTACCATCATCTTCTAAAGCAACACCTGAAGCACTCGCACACATTACAGCGTCTCCAGCATCAAATCCTGTTGCTCCTATCTTAACCTTTGTTAATCCAGCAACAACAATCTCACATGGTTCTCCTGCAGCATCAGGTTTATTTTGAAGAACACCAATTACAACATCACCATCAGTAGCAAGTTCTACCTCACCATCAGCATCTAGAGAAACAAAACAATATTGATAACTAGACAAGTCAGCACTAGCAACCTTACCTGGAAGTTTGAACAGAGGAAGTTCTACAGCCATTTCAATACCCCCTTTCATGTGTCAATTTAAAACAAACAATTTTTAATTCTTTTGAGATACATACTCTTTATAAAGATCAGGGTTTTCTTGCAAGACTTTAGCCTGAGCTTTAGCAAAAGTTAAAGATGTGTCATTTTTCATCAATTCACGAGTTTTCTTTTCAATAGCCTCTTCTGCATCAGTAACATTTTTACCATCATCACCTAAGGATTTAAAAAGGTCTCCAGATTCCAATCTTTCTTGAGCACTTTTCAAGACTTCTTCTACATCAGACTGTAACTCATCATCATCAGCAACACGCTTTAAAATACTAGCGATTTTATCAACATCACCAACTGTGGAATAGTTCTGAGCTTTTTTGTTGAATTCAATTTCCAGCCTTTTTTCTCTTTCCGCTTTAGCAATTTCTTCTGCCATAGCAACTTTATCTTCTAGCTCTTTAAACTGCTTGCGAAGTTCTTCCGGTAATTCAGCTTTGTTAATAACATCATCGTCTTTCTTATTGATATCTTTTTCTTCCTTAAGATTATCAACTAGAGTCTTAACAGCTTTTTTAACCTCTTCATCTTCAATTTTCTCCAAGATTTCTTCTAGATTCATGTTTGTTTCACCTCCTTCATCTGATAGTCTTTTTTTAACATTTTCGACTATCTTTTCCACGTCAAGTTTTTTTGCTAAATCAGGTGCAATATCATTTAACTTAGATGATAATTGCTCTGCACTAGCTTGAATTTGAGATGCTTTTTCGGTTTCAGATAACATTGAATCTTGCATAGTATCATTAATAGCAATATAGAAAGCATCAACAGTTTTCCACATTGTATTAACAGCCTCATTGTTATCAAGAACATCTTCAAGAGTTCTCTTGCTAAAAGTATCATCTCCCTCCTTTTTAATCAACAGGAATTTCTTTCTGGTAGCTGCTTTATCCACAGCACTAACCTCTTCGATCTTCATGTCAATAATTTCTTTAGGCACTATTAATCACCTCCCCTATCTACTAAAGTTCCTTTACCTCCTATAGAATATCCAGTCCTTTCACCAGAAAGAATCTTGTTAAACATTTCTTCAGACCAAATAACACCTAGCATCCAGTCTCCTTTATGAATTTCTTCACCTTCAATTTTCATATCAACAGGAGCTACGTAAGATTCTACTACATAACAATCATCTACAGGTTCTTCATGCATATCTTTTAAATTCTTACGTAAATTATCTGTATCCATTTCAGTAATATCTACTCTAATCTCTTCGCCTGTTTCAGATGCTTTAAGTATTTCTTCAAAAATTGCTTTTGCTATTTTATCTACGTCATCTTCCTCCTGGATACCTTTAAGATAATCCCACGCAGCTTTTCTTACAACATCTTCTTTTGCAAAATGATTGTCTGTATCAACAGTATCAACTGGATAAGCTACTCCAAGCGTATAATGCAAACTCTCATCTTGAGATTTAATTAAATATTTATCCATATTTACCTCCTCACTAGTTTTACTGCTAACCTTTGTTTTTGGTAAAAACTGGTAAAACGTCATATTCGCAATTTTAGACCTACCTTTATTAAAAGGTACTATTGCACCAAGAAAAAATTTAAACTAAAATTTGACCCCTTGTCGCACGCCAAAAAACGCTTTTTAACCTTTTCAAAACGTCAATTGGGGGGAGGAGGGTAGTAAAACTAAAATTTTATAATTTCAATATTTGAAATTACACTTGCACATTTCTGTGGTCTGAACTACCCTGATCGTACTCGCCATCCGCCTGTGCAGGTCTTGTAATATCGTCATGCCTGCTGTTTTGTCTTGTAGGATCGACGTCAAAGTTTTCATCTCTCTCAATGTCTTTCTGTCTTGCTGTATCTTCGTCTGCCTCCGGGAGTCCTAGGAAATTACGTAAGAATTTCTCAAGTTTATTATCGGGTCTTATTGCATCTATACCAACAAGTCTAAACAATGTATTAGACAATTTCTGTGGATCAATCTTGCCTACCGGATCGTGAACAAGTTTAGGATATTCTTCTTCGTCAGTATAACCGTTCAGTTTCATTAGTCTAGGAATTGCAAACTGATTGAAAACTTGCTGTATTGAACTTAACCAAGAGTCCAAAGCTATCAAAAATAGCTCAT